AAAAGCTTTGGCAGTAGTCAGTATGTTCAAATGCTTTTGCTGCTTGGCGCTGGTGGCATTGGGGCCATTGATGCCGATCGCACTGCTTTTGGACAAACTCCCATCCGCAATTTAATTGCACAAAACTATTGGTTGTATTTTCGCCCTAACAATACTGGCATTATTCGCGGAAATGATTTGATATATGGAGGCAATGGCGAAAGTGATCCTGCCGCTGCTGGCGTCGGCAGTCGCAACCTCTACCGTATTTCACCATCGTCATCTACTTCCGCTGGCGACGGATTTAGCCATGCTCTTTCGCCTGCCACATCTAATCAATTTGGCCTATATTCTCCCGTGCCAATCAATGCCGATGTAATTATTCGCAATGAGGCTGGTGCGGAAGAGTCTGTTTCCAGTGGCGTTCAAGCCGCCATTACAAGTCCAAATCGTGCGGCTTTATGGGGGTCCAATCTTCCGTCTAGCACTTTGCGCTCCGTTCCTGTTGGGTCCATTCTCACTGTTACTCTTAGCGCCACTAACAAGGAGGGATTGTCAACAGTTGAGCTGGAGGCCGCCGACCAAAGACGAGCATTGTCATCTGCATTTGACAACGCCGCCATCTTCAAACTTGGTTCGGCTAAATTTAGCGTACTTCGTGCCAACAGGGGATCCACGGAGGAGGGCGATGTAATTGTTACATTACGTTGCATCGAACAAGGACTTGCACCAAGCGTGGCTTACAATATTTCCAATGCAAAGCAAGATGCAAAACAAATAGCGGAGAGCGATCCAACATATGTGTCATTAAAAAATACAGCCAATAGCCTTCTCAATGCAGATCAGCGCAGGGACATTTCTACCGCCCAAGCACTCTTAAACGCCGGCAATATTTTCGTTTATCAGCAATTTAGGACCCTCAGTTATATGCGTGGCGGAGCATTTTACTCTACCGGCACCCGACTTGTATTTCAAAGAAATTTAACTGAGGGCGAAAAGCAAGCCCTTCGCGACTTTATTACTTACGAAGAAGATATTGCGCTAGGAAATAGATCGGACAATGTTTTCTTTACCAAGGTGCTTTCAAAGGTTGAGAAAGCAAGTTACGAAACAATTTCTCCTTGTCATATTGTTGACTTGGCGATCAAGGCTAGGTCTTTTAGGCGGATTAGCGGGCGTCAAGAGGTTTATGGTAGTAATCGCGTAGCTGGCTATCCGATTAGCGACAATGGTATTAAGCTAAGAACTGCCATGTTTTTGGTTAAGTACAAAAGATCCACCGATGCAGGGTTTTCCTATGTCAAGGGCATTTTTGTTGTAAGACGCGCTGCTGACAATGACAATTTTGTTTACTTGCGCTTTAATTCTGGGCAGTCTGGACTTAGCAACTCATTTAATTGGCACTTTGAAATAGAAGCCGTTCAAGATACAATTGCTGAATTCAAGCAAAGCTTGTTAAATGAAGGCAATGCATATCGTTTTTTCTATGTAGAGAACAGTGGAAATGCCTCGACTATTTCGCTAGGGCAAGGCCGAACTCTTTCTTTTACGGGAAGCATTGTCAACAGTACCAATTTTTTACCTCCATTGAACAATTCCCCCATCCAAACAAACGAATGGGACTTATTTAATAATACTGCGGACACTCAGTATCAGTTTTCTTTTGACAATGGGCCAGAATTTACGCTCGGGGCTGTCAGCGAGCAAATTGTTGAGCAATTTAACAACTTTCCCGGCTTATACCAAGATGCATCGCTTGTTGGCTTTAATTTGTATTCCGGCAAGAATGTGCAGGATTTGCGTTCCTTGAGCATGTTTGTAACGCAAGGGCGCCGATCAAGACTATTACGAACTTCTGGGACTATCAATGGTGTTTCGTGGGGGCGGCCCAATTTTGAATATCTTTCACCTGTCCCCAATGGCTTTGCAAATACCGCTCCCGACATTTTTGTTGACACAGTCCTTGACTACAACGATGGCATCGGGAAATATGCTGGCGATTTGTTCTCAGTTGATCTTGAGCAGCTATCCAGAAGTAAGAAATTTTGTGAGGTGAATGGACTGTTCATGGACGGAGTGATTGCTGAGCCGTCTTCATGGCGAGAGTTTTGGTCGGTGCATTCTACTTTTAGCCTGCTTGAACTTGCCAAGCGCGATGGAAGGGAGACGCTTTTGCCTGCAGTGCCCTACGACGCAAACACTGGCGCCATTTCTAGGCAGGTGCCAATTAGTGCATTGTTCAATCAAGGCAACATTCTTGAGGACAGCTACAAAGAAGAATTTCTTGACTATGGAAGCGGCACCGAAGATATTGTTGCCACTATTATTTTCAGACAAAATGAAAGAGATGGCGTATTCCCGAAAAACAACAGTGTAGATGTGCATTTGAGCGATACCAATGCAGATCTTGCCATTCGTGAAACCATCGACCTTTCATCGTTTGTCACTCGCAGAGAGCAGGCAATCCTCGTGGGCAAGTTTCTTTGCCAGACCAAGCGTCATTCTCGCCGCGCCCTTGAATTCAAAACGTTTCCCACGGACAGCTTTGTGGCGCCAGGAAGCTACATCTATGTGGAGCTGGCGCAGAACCAGTGGAATGGCATCCAGACTGGCAGCATTGGCCCTAGAGGCGCTTTGGACCTGCCCCTAGCTGGATCCATCGCCAATGGCTCGTACCAGTTTCTTCTTTACAATCCCAACGCCACCACGTCGGGCACTATTGCATTTAATAGCGTCAGCGTTTCCAACAATACTGCATCTGCGCTTGCCGCTTACGAAGGATATATATTTGTGCTTGGTACTAAAATTAAAAATAAGAGAGTGTTCAAGGTGACAGAAGTTGCGATGGATGAGGAAGGCGAGGTGACCGTGCGAGCCGTTGAACACGCCGTGGATGAAAACGGACTCTCTCTAATCAGCAAAGGATTGGCGGCAAGAGTGGCTGGACTGTTTACAATTGATGGCCGTCCTGAATAAAATGCTTTTAGAATACAAGCAACAAACTTATTGATTTTCCATGGCTTTCTATACTGGCCGCTCTGGAAGCCTGTCGTTTGGCACCACTGATAGCACGGCGCCTTCTAGTTCATTGTCCGCTCCCACCAATATTCGTCAAGTGGCGAAAATTCGCGACTGGAGTCTGGACACAACTGTTGAACTTATTTCTACTAACTCTATTGACAGCGGGGTTAATACTTTTACGCCCGGCGTAAAGGGAGCCACTGGTAGCGCCACGTTGATCTACTACAGGCTTGAAGGTAGTGAAGTAAATACGCTTTATGGTTTTAATACTTTGCTGGCTAATAGCCTTGGCAAGACTGGCTTAATCACTGAGGCTGATCGAGTGTTTTTGGAGCTCAATGCCGGAGGAGGAGCAAATGATGACATTAAATTTTGGGCCTACATCACTTCGATTGGCGTGACTGTATCCACTGGTGAACTTTCCACTGTTCCCATTCAATTTACGATGGATGGAGATTTCGTGGAAGTTCTTACTTGATTTTCAATGACATTCTTCGCGGGGCACACGGGCACGGTTCGATTGCGTCGTAGCACGCAGGCCACGTCTTTTGACACGTCTATCGAGCCCGATGATGTCAATACCATTTTGAATCGTTTTAGTTTTGACGGTTCAATGGAGAACGTCTTAACAGGCGATCGATTGGTGGTGAGAACAGAAGACGCTCGCAAGCTTGTATTTCTATCTCCGTCGACATGGCCGCAAGTGAATGAACGACAGGCAGGCATTGCTCTGTACGCAAATGTGAACGCTGCTGGCGGCATTCGCCTTTTCAGAGACTTTGAGGATGCGGTTAACAATGATCGAGCGAATGAGTTGCCGCTCATTGCTTTTACTGGAGAACCACTGCCTGTTACCATTGAAATTCAAGACACCGACTTCAACACTCTTGGAGGCGTCACTGGCTTTACGCTTCAAACAGAAAGGGAGGCTGTAGAAACAACGGCATTGAGCGATAAATTCAAGCAGCAATATTCAGCGGGGTTAATCAGTGGCAGCGGATCCATTGATTGTCTATTTGCCTACCAAGGAGCAGCTAGTAGTCGTCAAGAGCTGCCAGTGTTAATGCTGCAAATTATCCAGCGAATAGAGATTGGTAGCTCTTTTGAGGCACAATTGTTTCTCACGGATGATAGTGTTTACGGCAGTACATTAGATGTGTACTACCAATTTGAAGGGGTGGTCACCAGAGCCGGAGTAGAAGTTAAAAGCGATGCCATTATTTCCACTTCCATTGATTTTCTGACCACTGGGGAAATCAAGTTGTTAATTGGACAAGCGCCGGGTTATGTGCTCCAAGAAAATGATGATCGCATTTTGCTTCAAGAACTTGGCGTTGATGCCTTGCTGAAGGAAGTCGATGATTAAAGAAAAGAGGACAATGGCTAGAATCAATGCAATTCTCACGATAGTGTAAGATGGCGGACCAAACAATCTCCCAGCTAAATCAGCTTACTGGGGCTGCGTTGGCTGCCAATGATCAACTTCCTATTGTTGACATTAGTGCCAGTGAAACCAAGCGCATCAATGCATCTGACTTAATTCAAAACGGCATTGCGCTTACGGCAAGTGGCAATATTGACTTAAGCAAGCTCAACCAGGCTAGTACTGTCAAGCTTGGCGCTGCTGCCATTGGCACTGGTGCAATTACGGCCATTAAGCTGGCCGACGATAGTTCTATCGCAGAGCAAAGCACTGCTCCCACCGCTGACAATTTTGCTGGACGCGGCTGGTATCGCACAACTGATAGCAATTTTCAAGTTTATTCGGCGGGTGATTATCGACAAATTGTAATGCCCACTGCTGGCATTGCAGACAACGCAGTTACCACTATAAAGATAGCTGACGCCGCCATTACAACTGCCAAGATCAGCGCAGGAGGGCTAGGCACTGCTGCTATGGCTGATGGCAGCATTACGACAGTCAAGATCGCGGACAGCACTGTCACTTCAGCAAAGATTGCTGACGGCACCATCGTTAATGGTGATATTGCTGCCTCCACTATTGAAGGATCAAGACTGGCGAATGGAGCCGTAGGCACGCTCGCACTCGCAAACTCAGGCATTACTAGTGCAAAATTTGCAGCGGGATCGGTTGACAATGCAGCCCTGGCAGATTTAGCAGTTACCAATGCAAAGATTGCCGATACCACGATTGTCTATGCCAAGCTCAACCTGGCCGATGGGAGCGTGCCAGGGGCAAAAATTGCTGACAGTTCTATCACTTCTGCCAAAATTGTTGACGGCACTATTGCCACGGCAGACTTGGCGGATTCCTCCGTTACAAGCGCAAAAATAGCTACTAGTGGCGTTACGGCAGGCAAGATTGACGCAGACGCAGTTACAACTAATACCATTGCTTCTGCGGCTGTAACTGCTGCCAAGCTGGCGAGCGAATCAGTCGGCACTGCTGCCTTGGCAACCTCTGGTATTACCAGCGCCAAATTTGCCGCAGGAGCAGTCGATACCACTGCCCTTGGCGTTTCGGCGGTAACGAACGACAAAATTGCTAATGGCACCATTGCCTACGCCAAGCTTGGTCTGGCTGATGGCAGCGTGCCTGGCGCAAAGATTACCAGTGCGACTATCAGCGGGCTGCAGATTTCTACAGGGGGAGTTCTTACGGCAAACATAGCCGACTCTGCAGTGACAAATGTCAAAATTGCAGCCAGTGGTATTGAAGCCGGAAAATTGGCTGCTGATGCCGTGGTCACAGTCAATGTGGCTGACGATGCAATCACTCAAGCCAAGGTCGCTGATGGAGCCATCGGCACTGATCAGTTGGTTGACAGTGGTGTAACGGCTGTCAAGCTGGCTGACAATTCCTCTTCCATCGTCGCCGCTAACGCGCCTGTGGGGAATGGCGCGTTTGTCGGGCAAAAATGGTTTGATGACTCTACCAAGTTTGAATATACATGGGACGGAACAGCTTGGGAGCGGCAGGCCGCCATTAGCACTCTCACTTTCACCGATTCCACTCCCATTGCGTTCTCAGTTGCCTATCCAGATAATTTTTCGGCCACTATCACGACAACGCTTGACACGCAAGTTGCGAATCGCGTGTTCGCCGGACCTTCTACGGGCGCAGATGCAGCTCCTACTTTCAGAAGCCTTGCTGCTGCCGATCTACCAGTCGCCACCAGTGGCACTGTCGGCGCCGTTAGTCCGGGGGCTGGTCTAAGCGTAAGCGCTTTGGGAGTGATGAACCATAGCAACGCAGCAGTTGCTGGCACTTATGCAGGTCCTGTAACCATCGACTCGCAAGGACACATTGTTTCTGCTCAAGCAACGCTACAGGCAAGTGACATTCCAAGTCTTGACGCGAGCAAGATTACGACCGGCACCTTTGGCAGCACCTTCTTGGCGGAGAATAGCGTTACCGCCCAACAACTTGCAGACTATGGCATTGCGCAAGTTAGTGAAAGTGCCCCCACTCCTGAATTCGCTGGGCAATGGTGGATCAA